GCTGAAGTGCTAAAACTATAATTCTCCATCGCCTGCTTATTTTGGAAAGCAGGTTTTGTAGGATCATATTCAGTCGCCATAACAACCGTTCCGAGTGAGGTGTTCGCACTTGCGACACTCTCTCCCGAGGTTGCCACAAACGAGAAAACCATGCCGATAATCTCATATTCCTCGTAATTGGAGGCGATGGTAGCAAGCCAAGGAAAGGTTCTTGTGACTCCTGGGTTAAGTGGATAGGCACTGATTTCAAAATTTGAAGGGGTTCCGGTAGCAGCAGAGGTAACATCGGTGATATATTCTCTGTGACTAATAGTGGTGGAATCTCCACCCTTATATCCGGGGACCATACAGGCGTTGTTGGACACCTTGTAGTCACCGGTCCCGGTGTAATATCCCACAGCATTACCTGCAGCACTGCCCAATGAGCCACCGAGTAGAATCCCGGCAGGACCACCAAATGTGCCTAGTGCGGCTCCGATCGCGGCCCCACCCATCTGGTAAGGGCCAATGGTGCCATCTTTTTGTCTTTTCGCGTATGCTTTGTCAAGCTTTCTTTTGTGTTGGTCTGATTCAGATTTATTGTTCTTCTTTGTCATGTATTGGATACCTGTGACAACAGGGACTATACATCCCTCGATCCTGGGGCAGGTGGAGCCGTGTAGTCTCTCGGCATTTTGGTTAGCACGGAGGCCGTTTTGGTCCGTTAAAATCGAGGGACCCAATGGTGAGTTGTTTTCGTTTGTGAGGCACATCCCAGGTGCCCGGTTCTTTTATGGACTTCCCAGGTCCAGGGATCGCTTTAGTTTATCGGAAAATTTTCCATATAGTCTTTAGAGAAAGTTTGGTTCATGTTGTTCCAACCAATATTAATATTGTCATACTGTTTTTCTAGATGAATTTGTAAATCAGGTTCAATCCCAAATGCAAGATAGAAAGAGAATCTGGCTGCTTGGGTAGGAATGTGGAACTTACGATCCATATCTTTGCCAAGCATCATCATGCCAGACTCATTCTGAAGGTGATGTTTATATTTACCTGGTGGGATACTATTATGTAATACACGGTAGAAATTTTGCCAAATAGGTATACCACCCGTAAGTGATAAACCACCATCACCAAGTACTTTATAGTACCCATATAGTGACTGTAAGGTATCATTATATACTACAGATATACAATCTTTGGCAATGTTTAATATATTTCTAACCATGACATAGTTTTCCCCATCAAATACTGGTCTTGTTTGACAGAAATCAATCTGTTCAAACACATGGGTGGGCTGTTCAATGGTCATGTTGAATCCCATCAACATGAACCATGAATGCAGGTTTTCAGTGAACTTTGGATAATCTTCAGTTTCCATTATTACAGTACAATCATCACCATTATTGGCTAATTCTATTTGCACATCTAATTCGGAAGCATAAGAATATACCAGAGCACACATGACTAGGCAATTTCCTAGTCCTGTATTCATGTCTCCACTACACCTTCCACCAACTTTACTATACTTTATTTTTCCATCCTTACAATAAATGCGACCAATGGTACGTAACTGATGTTTTAAAAGCTTCTTCAGTTGTAATTTGTGTCGTTTATTGTTAAAACAGCTGACATACACACTATGTTCCCATTTCAGGGCTTGTGTGTGCATGTGTTGATCAAACCGTTTTGCGTCCAATCCAAGGGCAATTGGGCGTCTGAATCGTCTCCACTTTTTAAATAGCTCTTGTCCAGCATCCGAAGCATTTAATCCCTTAAATACGGTAACTGTTTCTCTATTAAATGAGTTATTTATGGCTGTCCCGATACGTTTCTCCAGGGGTTTCAAGTATCTCCCTAGTTCGACCCCATACCTAGTAGTTCTTGGTTGTATCAAGCGAGGTGCGGAATCTGGTTTGTTAGTTTTCTCAGCTTTAACAAAAGCTTTAACGTGTGTGTCTGTATCATCTATATCCCGGTCATACAGTGATGATGCAGCCAATCGATATATTTCCCGTTTGCGGCCCGTGTACAAGTCAGCGAATTTATTTCGCTCGACAGGGGCG